ATGCGATCCTGAGCGATTTTGAGGCAGCGAACGCGTTCGGGTGATCCGTCGCTGACTTCAAGAAAGTCGATCAGGTTCGCGCAGATGTTTTTGACCTCTCGAACATCCGGGTCTTGGGAAGGGTTGAACGTCACACGGATGCGTTCTTCACCAATGGTCTGCATTACGCTTGTTCCTCTTCAGCGATGACGTGGAGCAGGAGCGCGTAGACGATCAGATCGTCGATGCGTTCGGCGATAGGCTGGGTGCGGGCACGATAGGCATTCGTCCGCTCGTCTTTGACGTATTCTTGAATTGCGTCGATATGCTTGCCCGCGAGGAACATCCAAGCGGTCGACATGGGAACGCCCTGCTGGGAGGCTTGGCGTCGGAAGTTCCCGAGAATGTCAGACCATCCGGCGTATTCCGCATTCTTCGCAGCAAAGAGGGTCTGCACGCGCTCAATGGCGTTGGCGATGATCGCGTGCTGAGGGTTGTGCACGGGTGCGGGGCCGGGCTGGTCAGTCATTTTGGCGATATGATCGTTGTAGATTTCGTCAAGGGTCTGGATGGTATCACGAGTCATTCTTTGGCTCCTTTTGCATGGACGACGCTTTTCGCAGAACGCGCGAGTGATTGAGGGCTCGCCTCGCGTTGTCCACGTAATCGTCATTTATCTCAAGGCCGATAACGTGAGCGGCCCCGAGGGCTTCAGCGGCGCGAAGGGAAGACCCTCCACCGCAAGTCGGGTCCAGAAGTCGTGTGTTGGTGTCCACGAACATCTGGAAGAAATGTTTGAGCACTGGTTCGGGTTTGGTATGCGGGTGGTTCTCTTTGTTGGTCTGTGCGGAAATTGCGTTGCTGATCGGTTTGACCAAAAGGCGATCTTCGCGGGAAGCGATGAGGGCGGTTTCGTAGATACGACGGGGTTCGCGTTTCGGGTCCGGAACGATCCCGACGTTATCACTCTTGACCCAGATGAGGGGGAAAGAGTTGAACGAAAGCGTCGGGGCGAGTTCGGCGAAGATTTCAAGGGTCTTGGCTTGGATTTTGATATCTGCGGAAAGCCAGAACACAAGATGACCGGAATGGGCCATGATGCGATCGAGGTTTTTGCAGAGGCATTCGATCAATCGGATGTAGATATCTGCTTGATCGTCGTAATTCCCCCATGTTTCGCGGCCAGACCACTTCCCGCCAAAGACGTTCACCCCGTAAGGAAAGTCACAGTGGATCAGGTTGAAAGGTTCGCCGGAATATTGAGGCGCCCAGTCGAAAAAGGACTCTTGCAGAATGCTTTCGGCGGCCGGGGTTACAAGCTGCGGAAGCTTCGCGGACTTGGGTGCGGGGGGCTCTTCCGTCAGGGGTTTTGCGGTTTCGCCGATTAGATCGTCAAGGGCCTCACTCGCTGCTTCCGTCGCGGAAGACAGAATGTTGCTGATTGCGTCACTCGCCACGCGTTCATCTTCGCGAGAGATAAAGTTGTAAGCGCGGGTAGCGGACTCGAGCTTACGAACGCCGTCGCGATGAAGTTCACGGGAAACGCGGACAAGGCGCTGGACCCACGACGGGTCATAACCGATGGCTTTGGCTGTCGCGGCGAAAGACCAGTCGGAGTTGTTCTGTCCGAGGATTTCGTGAATATTGGCAACGGCTTGACATTGGTCCTGCCATCCAAGGTCTTTGCGCCGGAGATTTTCTTCGAGTTCCACAACCTTCTGGTCGATGACGGAAAGGTCGGACAGGAGGCGGCAAGGGATTGTGGGGAGGGAGAGTTTCTGGCAAGCGGTGTAACGGCGTTCGCCCGCGAGAAGTTTGTAAGGCTGGCCGGCAGGGCCGGACTCGGCGACGACGATGATCGGCACAATCACCCCGCGAAGCGGGATGCTCGAGAGAAGATCGTCAATCGGAATTTCCTTCCGCTGTCGCGTCCCCCGGTCGATCCAGATTTCTTTCAAGCTCACTTCCATCGTAGAAAATCCTCACATAGAACTGGTCCCCGCAAGCGTCGATTTCGCGTTGAGGGTATCCGTTTGCGACAAGCCATTCGACTGTGGGAATGGTGGTTTCGGGGAACGGCTTCGGAAAGCCGTAACGCCACCCAGAGGGCGGGTCGATATAACGCATTGGCGGCTCCTTGAAAAGGAAGGGGGCTTTTGGCCCCCTCCCGTTGGTATTAGGCTTCGCCCTTGACCGACTTGATGTTGTTGCGCGGCGGATCATCCGGGCGCTCCGGATTGAAACGCTGCGTGACGTAGGCGATGATGGGCTGGTTCACCGCCTCCGGGATCAGTTCGTCAAAGCTGGAACCTTCGGTCTTGAGGCCGAGGGAAACGAGAAAGTCCTTCAGGCGGAAACGCGCGTCCGGGGTGAGGTAAAAATCGGTCGAGATTTTCCGGGTGGAAAGGTCGATCTCAGCCATGTCGGCGGGGTTGATGTCTTCGCCAGCGGTGTGGAACTTCAGACCAAAACGAACGTAAGGCGTCTTGTTCTTGTTGTTGTCGCCGTATTCGAAAGACGCGACAGTGCCATGATAAGTGCCTTCCGGAAGAGCGAGGGGGGCCTTCACATCGTCGAGGTTGACAGAGAGGAGTTCTTTGAAGTTAACAGCCATTTTTTCACCTAAGTTTGGGAGCGCAAGGCTCGGTTTATCCCCGAGGGGATTCTGGAAACAGGAGTGTCCACCTGTTGTAAGAGGGTGCGAATTGCCAAAGCGAACCATCGTCGCAAAGACAAATTATCACGTTGGTTGAAAGGCCAGTGATCTGGATAATCTTTGCGCGAGGACCGGGCATAGGGACTCCGTTAAGTTCTGACTGCCTTGAAGTAATCGGCCAAACCAGACTCGAGCGGGTAGGCCGGGAGGACTTTGGTCGGGGCGGTGTTTTTGCATTCCACCGTGCCTTGCGAAACGGTGAAAATCTGACGCTTCAAATTCTGCCCGCGCCCGGAAGTCTGGGCGAGCAGCACGGTGTTAAAGTATCGTCCGACTTTCGGGGGCAGGGCTTTGCCGAGGGTGTTGGGGTAATAGCGGTCAGGCCCGTTATCGTCGCCTATGGGTTTGATATGGCAGTTGATGATCACGTTGCATTTCACGCCGTCGTCGTAAAGCATACGAAGAAGGTTTTCGACAAGGGCCTGTGCGAGGCCCCAATCGGCTTGGTGTGGGTGCTGCCCGATCCGCCCGTTTATCGCGAGGATGTATGAAAGCGCGGCGTCGGAAAGCATGGTCATGGAGTCGATCACAAGAACGGTGTTGGAGTCCCAAGAAGTGATCGGACCGAGGTCGTTATCGCCGTCTTTCCAGCGATCAAGCATAGCGGTAACGCGCTGCCAAACCGAGGCTTTCACCGGGATGAGCTTTCCGCCAAGGTTTTTCATAGTCTCCGTGATTGTGACGTAGTCGACATTGTCGATCGCGTCTTTTGTGTATTTGCCAGATGTGAGAAGGTCGCGGAGAACGTCAACACCGTTGTCGAGGTCGAGGATGCGGATTTTGTAACCGGCGGCTGCGAGAGAGGCCAGAGCGCCGGTCTTACCGGCACCGCTGTCCCCGACGAAGAGAAGTTTGGTTGTGGAAGAAGAGTGGTGGTCTTTGAGAGAGGGCAAAGGTGGCTCCTATTTGCTTTCGTTACGGCCTTCTTCGAGTCCTTCGGCGTAGCCTTCTTTCACACCATCGGCATGACCTTCTTCGTATCCAGCGTCATACCCGTCGCTCTTGCCTTCGGCATGCCCATCGTCATAGCCACTATCACGGTCGGCCCTGCATTCTGCGTCAGCGTCGTCTAGGATTTCTTCGATAAGGTCTTCGACGACTTTGGTCTGGTGTTCTTTCGGGAGGGAAAGGAAGTATTGGTTTTGCGTTTTCATATGTCACCTCGAACTTGAAGTGGGTCCCAGATTCTTCTGGAATAATCTGCTCGAAGCCATTGCTCTCGGACAGATGCAGGAAGGCCGCAGATTTTGCGGAACGGGCAACCGCCATACATTCCACAAGACTTGTCATTCATCGGCCAATAGTCGTTTGCGGCGAAGAGTTCGGCCATCGCGAGATACTGGCCGAGGTCGTAATACCACTCTTCTAGAACTGCCTCGTTGCGGGGAACGACGCCTCGCAGGAACCGGGTGAAAGACTGGGCGATCTGCGCCCCGTCCACGATGATCCCTTCGATCTGGATGTTGTAAACGATCTTCCCCGCGATGGCGTAGAGGGACATTTGGTTGTCAGGCGTGAACTTGTCGAAGAATGACTGGTTGATTGTGCTTTTGGT